TTTCTGACTCCATATAGCGGCGTCTGGAAGAAATTTACTAGCGGGACGATGAATCCGTCCTTTCCATTCCCTCTTCCCATCATGATGAGAAATTGCGAGAATATCGGCGAATCCTCCTTATACATGAATGCGAATGCATAGATGAACTTCTGATATGGGAATAGTTTGTAGTAGTGTTTTTCACAGAATTTTATGCAGTTTTGATATGTTTTTTCATCAAAAAAAACATCATTTCTCCGCAATGTCGGATAGACGATGTTCTTTATTAATAACTTTCGTTCCTTATTGATCCGCTTAGGATTGTCTTCTGCGTACCTGAGGTATTCCGCAATCTCCTTGCATATAATCATTATACATATCCATCCTCATCTGATGGATCAGCAAACTGCTCCCTCAGGTTCAGATCGTTCAGGATCTTCAGCATAGCGGTGGTGACCTTCGTGAGATTTGTTACGGAATCGTTGGTCTTTTCTACTTCTATCCCATTCCCATTTATTGTCTTATACCTTATCCCATTCTTTCTGATGTCCGTAATCAGTTTCTTTTTTATGCTCCAGTAGTCGATATAATCGTTAACCAGATCCTGGTAGAAATCGGATGTCTTATTCTGTAATTTCAACTGCTCTAGCATCGACCTCTTTATTTCTGTTTTTGTCATGCTCTCGATCCCCCTTGTCCCTATGCCAGGTACCCCTTTCACGCGCGCGTTAAGATTTCTCCGGAGTCATGGCCACATACCCGTTCTCCATTTCTCGTAATTTCTCTGAGAATTATACGGGGGGGGTCTACCAACGTTCCTCTGACACCGGCTTCTTCTTTCTTACGAACCTTCCAATCGCCCTTCGATGCCTTTTGTTGTGGCACTGTGTACATAGGCTTGTCAAGTTGTCATCTTCCAGTCCTAACTCTGGATATTCTTTTAATTCTTTTTCATGATGTACCTCTGTTGCCCTTCGTATCTTCTTG